CGCAGCCGATCCGCGATGTCCTCGACCCGAAGCGTCTCGTCGTGCCACAACCGAAAGAGCAGGGCGGCGTCCGTGATTCTGCGGTGTCCCATGTTGCACCTCCTCAGTCGTTCGACAGGGGCATGATCACGCCGGTGTAGACGCCGCCGTTGCGGAGCACGCACGCGGACTGCGCGTCCACGAGCTCGACCGTGATGTGCGGCCCCTCATCCGTCGCGATACCACGCAGCCACTCGACGACGAACACGGGATCGAGCTTCACCTTCACCGGGTCTCCGCCGCTGACGACCTCGATCGTCACGTCGCTCTGCCCGTACTCCGCGCTCTGACCGTGAAGCGTCACGCCGTCGGCCGAGAACGTGAAATCCACGCCCTTCGACTGCTCGCTGGTGACGATCGCCGCCGCCCTGGTCGCTGCGATAAGCTCGTCGCGATCGACCACGGTCTCAATCGCACCGGCCCGGTCCTTCGGTAGCACGTCACGCCAGCGAGGGAACCGACCGGCGATCTGCCGAGCCGTCACGACGCAGCCCGGCAGCGTGGCGACGAGCTCGTGCTCGCTCGCCTCCAGTTGCACGGCGTCGTCGCCACGGGACGCCACGCTCGCGAGTGACGCGAGCACCCGTGCTGGCACGAGCGCGGTGCCGTCGTCCACCGCTTGATCGTGCTCGACCGCCACGTGCGAGAGCCGACGCCCGTCGGTCGCCACGAACGAGCAGTCGCCGCCGAGCACCTCAATGAGCACCGCGCCGAGCGCGTAGCGGCTGCTGTCGTTATCCGTCGCGTAGACGCACGCCTTCACCGCCCTGGCGAACTGGTCGCACGGGACACGCACGAGCGTCCTGAGCGGCTCGTGCTGCCATGTCGGCCACTCGGCGGCGCTCTCGACCGGGAGCCGCCACGTGCCACGCCCGGCGGTCACGACGCACGACGTGCCGTCAGGCGTGATCGTCACCTCCTCGGAGCGAGCCTCGGCGAGGATCGCACGCAGCCGCGCGAACGGCAGCAGGATCGGCTCGCCGTCGTACGGGACATCGACCGCGATCTGGAGTTCGAGGTCAGTGGCTGTCAATGTGCCGCCTCCAAGCAGCACGTATGCGAGCGTCGGCTTCGCCGGTCGGGTCGGCACCGCTGCCGCCACGTCCGCGAGCGCCTGCTTGAGTGTCGCCGTTGCCAGCACGATGCCAGAACTCTTTCGCTTTCTCGTAGCCGTTGCCGTCGTCATGTCCTCTCCTCCTGAGTGACGCACCAACAAGGATCCCGAGGGCGAACGTCGCCGACTGGATCACGATCCCGATTGCGATGATTGCGAGCTCGCTCATGCCGCGCCGCCTTTCTGCCCGCCGAACGCCGCGCGACGCATGATCTCAGCGTCGAGCTCGGCCCGCTCCAGGTGCAACGCCTGACGGGCGAGACGGTGACGCAGGTCACGCACGCGACGGCGCAACTCTGTCATCGCGTCGCCAGCACGTTCGAGCACGAGCCGCGAGGCGTCGTCCGTGTCGTCGTCCCATGAGCGGCGACGACACGCGGCGTGGGCAGCGGTGATCTCGCGGTCAGTCATCGGATGCCTCCAGCGATTCAAGGGTCGGGATGATCGTGTTGGCACGTCCGTCGCGCCATTCGACCCAGCCGCGCTTCCGCAGCGGGCGCAGGTGGCACAGAGCGCCCTCGGGCGACAGGAAGCCGAACGCATCGCAGATGTCACGGACGCTGCACCCGATACGCTCGCGGGCGTGGTGGTCGCGGACCCACTGCCAGACTTCGCGCTGGCGATCGGTGATGGGTGGGAGCGTGGTGGCGGTCATGTCCGAGCCTCCTCCGTGAGTCTCAACGCCGTGGCAAGCGCAGCGGTCGTCCCTCCAGAGTTGCGGTCACGCTGCCATACCGCGTACTCCGCGTCGGTCATGTTGCGACCGGCGTCCGAGCGATAGAACCGGCGACGAGCCGGATCGACCGGTGGCGGCCCTGCCGGGCGGTTGCCGGGCTCGCGGTGCGTGCCGCCCTTGTCCTGACACCGCTGGAGCCACCCGACGAGGAACCGCCGCCAGTTCCGCTTCCCGCACCGCTTCGGATTCGCCCGCAGCCACGCGGTAGCCTTGGCGAGCTCCTGGTCGAGGGCTGCACCGGGGAACGCCGTGGCCCACTCGGAGCGGTCTAAGTCCGTGATGCCCTGCCACCCGTCGTCCGCAGACCACGAAACGGCAGGCTTCGCCCGCGATCGAGACGGCGTAGCCGGATCGTTCGTGGGAACCGGCGCAGCCGGTATTTCTTTCTTCTCTTCTGTCCTGTCTTGTACTGTCCTCTCTTCTAGTCCGATTTTTTCTGGACATTTTTCGGACAAACGCCGGACAGCCCTCGATTCCGCCTTCCTTCGAGCGTCTTCCATGCGGGCTTTTGCCGCACGAGAGAAGCGTTTTTCCCATCCTTCGATGACGATGGTGCCGTTCAAAAACGACACCCAGCCGACCCGCTCAACAGCGAGCCAGAACGCCTCGTCACCTCCCGCTACGATCACGAGCCGCGCCGGTGTGGTGCGGATCGTCCCGTCAGCGGTGTTCATGGAGGCCCACGACCACAACTGGATGAGACGATAGACGACGACCTCAACAGGTTCGCCAGTCTCGTCCACCAGCTCTAGCACCTCGGGCTTCGTGCCCAGGTTGCAGTCGATGGGAATCCATTCACCGGCCATTGCTGGCCTCCTAGCTGCGTGTAGTCAGTTCGCGATCCGCTATGAACCCGAGAGGAGTCTCCTCAGAAACCAGAACTTTGCGGGTCTTGTGATGCCTGCGAAAAGAGTTCGTAGCCAGCGTGTCGGGATTGAGTTCAAACCTCAGCAACTCGATCAACTGATCAAGCACGATCTCGTGCCAGACAATTTCCGTCAGCGACGACCGCTTGAACCTACCCCACTTCATCCATTGCGAATCGACCGGGCTTGTGCCATCCATGCGAACAAAAGACACGCCGTAATTCACGAGCGATTGGCCGTTCCACTTCAGATGCGGAATAGTTGTTGCGTGCTTCTTTCGGTATGTGTCGATCTGGCTTGCCGTCAGGTTGCCAGATCGCGTCTTTACCTCGATCTCCATCATCGGCTGCACCTCGCGTGTGCCCTGCCTGTCAACGCACGTCAGATAGCGGTGAATAAACGAATCCACGTCTGTCTGAACCCATCCGCAGTCTGCTGACCATGACGGCAGCAACTTGCACGACCTACACCACGACATGAAAGGAGCGTCAGATCCGAACAGCCGGTCGCGAGTCATTTCGTAGCCTCCACGATTCGTTCGCTAGCCCTGGCCATGTTGGCCTCGTCAATCTCAAACGCAGCCCACTTCCGGCCGAGTGCAATGCAAGCGACTGGAGTCGTTCCACCACCGCAGAAAGGATCAACCACAAACCCGTCTTTTTCGGTCAGCAGTTCGATGAAGTAGCGGGCTTCGTGCTCAGACTGCTGCCATTCGTGGTGCGACTTTTCGCGAGTGCCTGTCGCCACGTCATTAATAAAAGTGGTTTTGTCGCCTCTGGTTTCCTTGACGAACCAGAGCATCGGCTTCCAGCCGTTTACGATGCCGTACTCGTTCATTCGAAGGAGCGACGGACCGCTGTGGTAGCAGGAGCACGTCCACCAGTAGCGGAGATGCTTCGACAAGTCGGCGACGGCGTCAGGAAGCTGAATCTGTCCGATGTAGGCGATCAGGCTTCCGCCTGGACGAAGCACGCGAGCGGCGAACTCACCAAGGCCGTCGTAGAGTTCGATGGCTTTGCGGTCGTACGGCGGGTCGGTAAAGATCAGATCAACGGACGCATCGGGGATCTTGTCGCCGATCTGGCGAAAGTCGCCGAGGTAAAGGCCATCAACCGACTGCCGCTTCGCGACGGCTGCGGCCTTTTGCTCCTGCCGCTTTGCAGCGGTTTCCTGTTCCTTCAAGTCTCGGACGACGCGGTTAATTGAGACCTCGCCGGTTCGCAGCTTTGCGACGGTCTCGGCGTCAACCTTGCCAGCCTTCTCGGCAGCGTCGATCTTCTTGACCTTTGCCACGGTGTCGTGGCTGACGTTGGCGACCTTTGCGATTTCTTTTCGCGTCTCAACAGGCGTTACACATTCCGCAGATTTCTGCGGAATGTCAGTCCGTTTGCCTTGATTCGCCTTAGCCCTAGCCGCAATCGTCTCCTCCAGACGCAACGCCAACTGCGTGCGAACATACGCCGACAGATTCCGCCTGCCGAACTGATTGCGGATGATCCACTCTTCGGCGTGGCTGCGGTCGCTGAACCGCATCTCTTCGATCTCGAAAGGCAAGTCGAGACGCGTGCAGATTTCGTAGCGGTTGTGTCCGTCCAGCAGCGTCAACGTCCCCTTGCTGGCCCACACGACCAGCGGATCGCGCGCGCCGCCGTGCTCAACGATGTTGTCTTCGAGTTGCTGCCGCTCTTCGGCCGACAGCGGCGGGATCAGCGATGCGAACTCGGCGTCAACGATGATGTCTTCAAAAACCTGCGGCATACCTGCCTCCTTGCGTTGTGTCTCGTGCCAGCCCCTACCGTGGCACACTCGTCAATCCCGTCCCGCCGCGTCGAAGCGGCGTCGTGCCTACCGCAACGCCCGGCTCACCCTCCACACCGTCGCCCACCGTCCACTGCTCGTCTTCCGCGTCCCATCCGCCACCACGAACCCGCGCCGCGCCAACTCGATCCGCCGTGGCCGCTGCGTGCTCGGGTTCATCCCAAGCCGCCTCTGCATCTCCTCGTCAGTCAGCCCGC